AATCCTAATGTTAGGCAAGATTTAGAAATTATTGGAGAATATAAAAACAATTCTACTCCTATAGAATGTCAATGTAAAGTTTGTGGATATAAATGGGAGATAAGTCCCAATAAATTAACACAGGGGCGAGGATGTCCATTATGTTGTTCTCTTAAAATGTCTTCAGGAGAAAGGTATATAACTAAAATATTGCAAGATAATGATATTGATTTTATTTCTCAAAAAACCTTTCAAGATTTAAAAGGTAGAAATAATGCGTGTTTACGTTTTGATTTTTATTTGCCAGAATATAACTTGTGCATTGAATTTAATGGATAGCAACATTATGAACCAGTTGTTTTTCGTCATAACAAGTCTATATCAAAAGAAGAAAAATTAAAACAAGCACAAGAAAAATTCAAAAGAAGTCAAGAAAATGATGAAAAGAAAATACAATATTGTAAACAAAATAATATAGAATTGTTAATTATACCTTATTATGAAAAGGAAGACATTGAAACAATCATTAAAAATAAAATTAATCAAATTAAAGAAACCGTAACGACTACAGGATATTAATGGTAACATTAATATTGAAGTCCATCCTATTATTTTAAATAATAGTAATATATAGTCTGAACTCACACTATAATCTAAAAAGAAATGTGAGAGTAAGGTAGAAATGCCTTACCGCCATAGAAATATGGTTATAAAAGTAACAGATTGATACGAATCTAATCCAACTAAACTTAAAGAAGCTCAAAAAGACCTTGATGATTTCTATAAACAAGACCGCCTTGATGACCTCAACAATACGAAAGATGCAGAGTAGCAAATTCTCCAAGACCGTATAGATGCTTGGGACAAATATCTTGAGCAACTTGAATGGGATTATAAGGAATATGAACGTCTTGAGAATGAACGTATATTGAAAGAGCTTATGAATGCGAACTCTGAAGAAGAGATTCGTGCTCGTATCACAGCAGATATGCAGAAGTTTAATTCTAATGTTCAGCAGAACTACAAGAATTATACTACGATATTCCAAGACAACTTACTTACGCCTTATCGTCAAGCCAACGAACAATTAGCAGAATTGCGTAGACAAAGACTTGAATTATTAGATACTTCTGATTTTTATAATAAGAACAATAACCAAAACGGTTACATTGAAGAAGATGACCTGAACACTTATGATTTCTCTGACCTTAACATGAAGACAGATTATCATGCTAAAATGATGGCCGCTAGGGATAAGACAGAATTTGACAAATGGGCTGCTTATCGTACTGAAAAAGCTCGTCGAGATGGTACAGATATTAGTGGTAATGCTATTGGGTATGATGCTGCTGGTAATCCATATAGAATAAAAAGTAATGCTGAAATTTATCAAGAGTGGCTTGCATAGCAAGGAAGAAATAATTCTTCTAATAGCACTCCAAATAGAGTTACTTCTACCTCAAGCAGTTCGAATAGAGGTTCTAACAGAAATAATTCTAGCAGTAGTTCAAGTGGGTCTACGAAAAACACTTCTACGATTGTTAAGCCTTCTCAGGGTGGCAGTGCAAGTAGTTCTTCTTATGGAGGAAGTGATATTGGCAAGGCTATGCTTAATGCCAAGACCTCCGAAGAATTCTGGCGTTTAGCAGACCAAAGAACTGCTAAAATTAACCAAGCGAAAGCAAAAAAGATAGACACAAGTGGTTGGCCTACAAACCAACAATTATATGACCAGTGGTTGAAGTTACATCCTAACACTAACAAATCTGGATTTACTGTAACTCCTTATGCTTCTGGTATTGAAGAAGGACCTGTAACTTATACAGGACTTGCAATGTTACATGGTACGCCTTCTAAGCCTGAGTATGTCTTAAATAGTGACCAAGCTTATAATTTGTTACGTAATATGGCAACTACGAGACTTCCTGAGATGGAACGCACTGGAACTGACAATAATTGTGGTACACAGTATATTGTTCAAGGTGATGTTGTACTTGAGGGAGTTAATGACCCTGCTAAGTTCTGGAGTGGAGTAACTACAGCAATGGGGTCAAGGTGGAATGTAACCCGTAAAACCAGAGGATAAATTTATCCAAAATAAAATTCTCAAAAAGAGGATAAAAAATTGGGAAAAGTTTATTGACAATTAAATAAAAATAGCTTATAATAAGAGCAAGAAAAAAGGGGTGTGGTGTGGAACAAAAACTCGCCACACCTCATCCCTTAGACGAAAAAATAACGAAAGGAGTTAAAAGAAATGATATATAAAGCATCTTCGCTAAGTCCAAACCTGAATGAAATAGATATTTTATCTACCTCTCGGAATCCATTTTAGGCTCAGGTTAACACCCTTGGAACATCCGTAAAAGCGTATTCTGTCAATATTTTGTCAGGAGATGGCGCTACAACGATTCTTAATTAGCCTTCTTAGGCACTTGGACAAGAAATTAGGAATAAAGAACAGCTTTCTTTGACTTTAACTGTGGATTCTTCTGGTAATTCTGTCACTTTTAAAGAAGAAGGAAAAAAAGGGTTGTCAATGACAGCTTAGTGCGAAGAAAATTAGTTACTTCAAAATGGAAAAGATTATTAGTGGAATATTAGAATGTATGAAAATAATTCTCCAAGGACAGCCGATGAAGACCCTACAACTTTGGTCTGTTCTGGTTTTACTGTTGGTTCCACGACATCTGTTATTTGGGTTGATTTAAGTAATATTAGTAAAGAATCTGATAAACAAGTTGTTAAAGACCAGCTTAAATATGATAGATGGATAGAAATTTCTGCATCAAGCAAAAACGATGGTATGATGGCTATCACACTTCCCAACGAAGATGATTTGGCTTATCCTACTACTTGGCCTTATAGAGAACGCAGACAAATTAACTGGGTTTATACAGATTTGGGTTGGGATAAAGATATTGTAAAAATTGAACTAACCGAATCTTTTACATATAATTATACAAATGGCAAAATATTTACATTATACAATGTTTCTGACCAACATACATTAACCAATTTTTATGTTGAACCTAATGATGATATTGAACTGGGTAATTACATTTCTTTAAATTCTAATGATAGCGAAAAAAGAAAAATAATTGGTTACGGTCAAGAAACTGGTGAAATTAGATTACAAGAGGGATTTTCAACAGTACCTAAGAATGGAGATACTTATAAACTTTGGACAAAAGATTTAACTTCTAGTTCTGGCACTTTTACTCAAAAAACCTACCATAGCTCTGCTGAAAGAAAAGTTGGTGGCGCTCCTATTACAAATCCAAATTTTAAAATAATGACTTCTTATTGGAATAGCGAAGCAGACCACCAAATTTTTGTTCAACCAAATATAAATATTAAATCAGACACCTTAAATCCTCCCCAGATTGTTTGGGAAAACGGCGTTCGCTTAAATATAGAACAAGAAATTAGTACTTTAGGACAATATGTTGCAGGAAAAAAAACTGATATTACTTTTAATAAACTTGATAATACACAATGGCTGTTAAAGGGAAACTGCAAAATTGCAACTCAAAGTACAGGTGACATTTAGCAAATAATTGTCCCACAAACAGATTACACTGTTTATACTGATTTTATGGATTCTATTCCAAACGCTGTTTTGTATGCTCGACAAGCTCCAACATTGGGAATTAAATATAAAGATTATCGTGAATTGGATTTGGAAAATGTTCCATATATAAGTATTGACCAGTCTGTTCCCGCTCCATGGAGAGATGTTGCTTTTTTAGGTACATGGGATTCTGTAAACAATGTTGAAATTAAATATTATCATTATTATTTATATTCTATTGATAATTACAATAATGAAACTTTAATTGCTGAATCTGATGATATTTATGATTCTTCTCTTGAATGGAATTTTAAAGGTTTTGAAACAAATAATTTCTACAAAGTTAGAATTACAATACATGATAAATATGGTAAGGCGTACAGTGAAGAAGACACTTTTTATATTGAATATGCAGTTTATAGTTCGGTAGTTCCTTTAGCTAATTCTTTAATTTGCGATGAACAAGCTATTAAACTTGAAGTTGTTAGCCCCGTTTATGTTATTTCTACAGATAAAGGAACAGAAAAAACAATTACTTCTAATGATGTATATTTAAGTAGTAATTCAAAATATTATTATGCAGACACAACTTCTGGAAGGGTGTTAAACTATACTCAAGTTGCAGATGCAAATAATACTCCTATTTAGATTCCAGAAGTGTTTTCTTTCTTCACAAGGTTTAGATTTCCATATGTAACTTCTGGTAATAAAGTAGGTTTCTTTAATAATATTGCTGAGACAGATTTAAAAACTTTAATGGAAGTTGCCCATGCTAGTTATACACAATTTTATCTGAATCAGGTAGATACAGTTCTTTATAATGAACTTTATTCTACTTTATATACAAGACAAGACAACCAAGCTCTTTCAGATGCAATTCCACTTTATCCAGATGGAATTTCTATTGTTTTGTATTCAGATGAAAACACGCCAATTAAAGATAGTGCTGGTAAAATAGTATATTACACTTTGAGTAGTTATACTATGTCTTCCACAAAAATTGTTGTAGAAGAAAAAATTGATACTCCTGTTACATCTTTTGACCATTATGTTTATTATGATAAAGTTACTAAAGATGAAATCGGTTCATCTGCTTCTTTAAATAATGGATAGCTTGATAGACGTTCAATTTACCTTTCTATTTTCTCAGATGAAAATTCTGCTGACGAATATAAAAAATTGCTTTCTTATGATAAAGAAACAGGAGAACTTGTTATTGAAAGCAGCTTAAAGAGTGATAGTTATAATAATCTTAATTATAAAGCATACACTCTTAAGTCAGCAAACAATTATATTCCACTTCCTTCTTCTACATCAGGTGATATATCTCTTGGTGGAGATGTTTATACTGTAAAAGTTGGTGGGTTGGATTTGCTTCTTGTTGATGAAGAAAACAAAGTTATTCGTAAGAATCCAAACATGCTTAAAATGCAAGTATTTAAAAATGGTTCTAATGAACCTTTAGCTTGTTTTAATGGTGGCAAATCTACCAGCTATGATATACAAAGCATGTTAAGCAATATGACTGTTCCTGATAAATTTGGCTTTGCTCTTCAATATAAATATACTGATTCTAACAAAACCACTTTAAAATATATGCTTGTGGAAGAATTTAAAGAAGAGCCTGATTACATGGATTAGGATATGATTTATATTTTAACCAAAGATATTATTTT